TCATTCAATCGGGCTAATATCTTCTGCATCAGCATCAATCATTTCATCAGTACGTTCAGCATCTAACATGCCGGACTTTCTAGCAATTGATCGCATATCTTGTTTAGCAATGATTTGACGGTCGAATAACTGGATTTGAGCGATAACTTGCTGTGGATCTAAAGTTTTGTCATAGAAGTCATCGTTTATCTCATACTGAATACTGCCGTTTGCACCCATGAATAACGCGTTCCACTCCAATACTGACGTAATCGCACTTGATGCGTTTTGAACGATGTTAGATAGCATACTGTTTGTGCTTGCATGATTAATCACTGCCGCCGTTGCTGTTTCTTCCTGTCCGTTTTGGCTTACGATACGAACGCCAATAGCGCGCATATCTTCGACCTTGTTTTTCATTTCTTCGGATACCGCACTATTAGGCGCCGTCTGCAATAATGTAGCGTTACCACCACCTGACGTAATAAGTCCGCGTCTTGCGCCTACCTGAACGCCGTTAGGGTTTAATTCCGTCCATGACGATGTATTCATATCGCCAATATCAATATGTAGCATTGGCTGACCGTGAAGAAATAAGCCTTCTTCTTTGTCTGCGCTGTTTCTATAGTGGCCTATGTTAATTTCAGCCATGTCATAAAGGGCTGCATCATCGACATCTGGATCGTTAGAATAAGCGCCTGCCAAGACCATAGGGATTAGCGTTAATCTATTGCCTTTGTAATCACGTGGCTCTGCGTGGCTGATTGCTTCATTGTCGCGATACACTTCAACGGTATAAGTACCTTCCGTTAGCCTAAGAACGCGATATTGTGTTTTAGCGTTTGATTCAAACTCGTCAACGGCTTCGTTGTAATCTTCCTGAAGAACGACCAGCGATAAAACTTGTTTGCCGTTAATGACAGTCGTTTCCCAGTTTATGATCGATTCTGGGCGATAACATTTAATGTGTGATTCAAGACCAAGTGATTTTACTTGAGCATTACTTAAACCTTCGTCAGCGCTTGGGTAATCAGCTAACAAGCCAAATCGACCGGTTTGCAATAGGTTTGATACGGTATTTTTGCCAACCTGTTCAAGTGATACACCATCACCCGTTGCGTTCTTGGTTAAATAATCAATTTGAGCAGGCAGCTTAACTTCCGGTGCTTTACGAAATGCCATGCCGACCATTGCGTCAAGTGTAGGCTTAATAAAGTTAGTGAAAATAGCGCGCGTTATGTACGCCTTGTAACGCGCTTGTGCATCTTCGCCTGATTCATTCGGATGTGGTAAGTATAGAATTCCGGCGTGCTTAACGTCTTTTGCTCCAGCCACGCAATCACGTACCAGCTTCCACTTGCTTAATTCGCGCGCGTACTGATCGTGCTGGCTTTCTACAGGCATTTATTGGAATCTCACGTTAATGTCTAGCATTGGTTTATGTATTGGCCATTTTCTGTTGATAAAATACCCTGAGCAATCTAGCCAATCATCGACTGCTGGATGATCGGTAAACTTTTCAGGATCATTATTTTTGTCATAGCCTTGAGTTTCTAAGGCATGCGTTAAATTAGGGCATTTATCTGTGTTTACTTTCAGCTTGTTGTGCGATAACAACCCGTTAAAAGCGTTTATCCTGTCCCGTACTGCTGGATTAGCTGCTGGAGCATCAACTTGATATCCTGCTTTTTCAATCAATCCAATATCAGACAATGTTGCATTTGTTGAACCGCTTTTGCCGCTTGCGTCTGGATAAACAATTACTTTCTTGCCTTCATATCGAGCAAGGTTGTTAATAAAGTCGTATGTATCGTGGCTAACAAATTCATCTACAGCGACAGGCTGATTATCTTCAATAAGCCAAGTCGTCGCACATGTACCGCCTACGTTAAAATCTAGCCCAACATGTAAGAACTGATCGCTTTCGGTTATAGCTCTATTGGTGTGGTGTACTGAGCGATTAAAGAAGTGATAAACCTTGTTCTTAGTAAAGCTAACCCATCCACCGAAAATAAAGGCATCAGCCATTATTGGATCGTAGTTTTTCTTGATCTGTTCTACATATCCAGATGGAAGGAATTTATTGCTGTCAGTCCCTGCTTTTATGTAGTGATAACCGCTTTCAATATTCTCACCACTACCCCATGTCTCGTAACAGAAGCCGCTCATACCTTGGTCTGTAGTACTTGCAACGGCTAATGTATTGCCGCAAGGGTGTGTTGTTTTTTGCCTTATACGCTCGGTTATCTTTGTCCAAGCATGCCTAGCTTGATCAGCTTTTAACGTGTCTAACTCATCAACGCCGCCATGCGCTATTTCGTATGAAACGATTGCATCTGGATCGTGATAAGTGTCTAGGTAATAAATGCCGTTGTTTAATGCTGGTATGGTTATCGTTAAGTCAGACTTGTTTAGTGTGTAGTTGTAACCTAATCGCTTTAGATAAGCTTGCACGCCACTTAAGCCGCGTCTCTTTGCTAGCTTGTATGATGGGAAGTAATGCCCAACGCTAATGCCAGGATCTTGTTCCATCAATGTAACTAGGCGAATTATTAATCCTTCACTCTTACCGCTGCCAAACCCGCCAAACATAGCTGGATTTGGATAAGGTGAGTTAATCAATAATTCTTGCGGCCTCGTTATCTGTATTCGATCACTCGACAACATGAAAGACTCGTGTCACTGTTTTTTCAGTATTATTCTGCGTGTTTTGCTGAATACTTGTAGGCAGTGCATGACGATTATTAATCTTAGTCATTACGGAAAGCTTGTCAACGCCCTCAATCACCGCTTTAAAATCACTACCCGTATCTGAATTGTCCATTAGCGACTTAGCCTTTACCATTGCGCTAGTGCTGAATGATTCTATATCCCTTAAAAGGTCTATTTTAAACTGAACGGTGTGTTCAACTGCGTTCAGTTCTTGCTCAGTTAATTCGCTACTCTCTTGAATTACTTCAAGTTTCTTATTAACTAAGCGTTCAGTTTTTTTATAAATACCTTTAGTTACTGAGCTTACCGTTCCATTTGATACGCCGTACTTTTTAGCTAACTCCCTTTGGCTATATGAACCTGTATGGTAATCAGCAAGCAAGGCATCTTTATCATATTTTGCCACTAAGCCTCTCCCACAGGAATTAGCCGCTAAGTCACAGACTTAGTTTGTTTGTTTACGCTCAATCAATCTGTCTAACTTGTCGTCAATACGATTAATCACGTCTGTTATGTTGCTCATGCTTACCGCTGTTCTTGCTTCGACATTTGAGATTTGTTGTGTTGCCGCATCAATTTTGACGGATAGCTCAGCAATGCGCGTTTCAGTATTCATGGCCCATATGACCATTGAGCCTGCGATCATCAATGTCGTGAACAAGTGCCCTGCGTTGAGCTTCTTGTCTAAATGCCAGTGACTTTCTTTTTCGTCGTTATCCATCAGTCCTCCGGCGATAAGCTAATAAATCCTCACTTAACCCGCCGCTATCAAGTAGCTATTAGTGGGAGTGAGGGGCATAAAAAACCCCGCGCATCTTTCGATGTGCAGGGCAATGTTGTTTGTTGTCGAGCTTTGCTCAAGTATGGGTATAATTTATCACATCAAACTTGAATCCCTTATCAGATCCATGTCCACACGATTTGCCGTTAGCGTATATGGTGCAACACAGTCTTTAATAACGAGGTATTTAATCATCTTTATTACTTGCTCTGCCCTACGCTTTGTAATCTCAAACCTTTCTGATATATCCTTAATTCGCGATTGATATACACGCTTTCTAGCCTTATAGATGCTTTCATCTTCTGATCTTGTATCTACACTGTCCCACATGATGCGCGTTGCTACTATTTTGTCGATTCTCCATGTTGATATTAGCCGGAAGCACTCATCTAGCTGACTATCACTTATATCATCGTCATCACTGCCGTCAGTTACGCTTAGGTCAAGTCGTGGCATTCCTTGATACTTTCCCCTGACAAATCTCATAAGCAAGTCATCAGCCTGCTTTGATAAATTTGAATAATTCGGATCTAATGCCTGTTGGCTTCGCTCTTTCTTCGTCAAGGTATGCATGTATATCTCCATCGATTAATTCAAGTCTGGGTAATGGCTTGCTGCTGTAAGTACCGATAACATCGTAAGACCTATCTATATTTCCAGCTCTGCTGTCGTTATCAGGTATGGCGATGAAGCCGCCATTATCGTGATAAGAATACACAAGGATAATGTTATATTTCAGTCCGACACGCCCAAAGGTGACAAGCACTTTCTGATAGATTGATTCAGTATCAATTGACCATTCGGCATTAACCGCACTCACTTCCAGCTCCATTTAATATTCACCTTATCAAAACCAATAACTTATTATTTCGCCAAGTAATACCCCAAATGCGAACCCAACAACTATAACGATCCAAGTCTCCATCACTCGCCACCTTTTAACGTGTCGTCAATTAGTTTTGAATACCCGATAATGTCATGCCAAGAATCTTTATATTCTGGATCGCCATTCAATATCCGCCCTATCTTGTGAGCTATCATTTCGAGCGCTTCTTTTTTATCGTCACTGATACTTTCCCAGTTGGGACTGTCAGCCATAGCGCGCTTCATGTTCTGTGTGATACGCGCATGCTCAGGGTATGCGCCGTATCTATTGCCGCGCTCTTGTAGTGTTTCCGTGATATCGTCTGCCTTACCTATATTCGGTACATCGTTATTCTCGACATCAACTTGGCTACTTGCCGTGTGAGCGAAAAGAACGCCGCCATAATTATTTATTACGTCATCAATGTCGCCATGATTGATTAACGTGTTGCCGGCGCTTTTGTAGTTATGTAACCGCCATTTAGATATGCCGCTGTAAATAAAATCTAGCCCCCATTGAAGCCTTCCGGCAGTACCTGTCAACTTACACCCGTTATTGCATACCACATCAACTATCACATCATCAGCTACAGGCTGTGAGCCGTTATTCTTTTTAAATTCCCATGTCATTTTAAATCTCCTTCTCAGTGAATTTATTACGTGCAAACATCACCTCAATAAACGTTAAGCCTTCGCCATATTTACTGAGAAATAGCTTTTTCTTAAGCTCGTACACTGCTGTTTTCATGCCTTTAACATCTTCGATAACCCGCTTTTCATCCTGGTAATAACTAAAGTCAGCGATGTATGTTGTGGCGCGGTGTTTTTTGCCATTTCTTGAGAAAGAATCAAGCAACTGGAATGCTGGCTGTAATTCAAGATCACTTATCACCTTAATTTGCTGAAGCACCGATAAATAACAATAACGGGAATACTCCGCTTTACTATCGAACGTGAATTTTGATCCGTTAAACTGAATACTTACTTTTTTGTTTCCATACTTATATTTGATCATTTCTTACCCTTATTCATCAGTAATTCATCTCACTCAAAAATATAGACTTGGCAACTTCGCACAAAGCAATGCACTGACTCATTGTCATACCGGCCTGAATAAAGCTAACCGAGTAATCTCCATCGGTATCATCCACGGCCAGAACAATAAGCTTCTTTCCTTTCTCAAAGGCGCCATCCTTTCTTATGCATGACAAAGCGTCTCTTAATGCGTCCTCGGGTGACATCATTACTCCGTTGCTCGCCTTCTTGCTCATTGAAATTACTTTTTCACTCATCTATTGCCGCCTTTGCTTCTACTGCTGAATCGTATTTATCAAGTGTTGTAGGCTTAATTTCATAATTTCATTCTTTGTAGTTTTGATATATCAACGTAAATATTGCGCTTTAGTTCTTCGCGTTCCGATCTCATTTCTCTAAGTAGATCACGTTTCTTAAGCAGATGTTCATCTATGATTTTGTTTGTCTCGGCTCTTAATTTACGTCTAGCATTACTCCGCTTTCTAGGTGTAGATAACTTCCTGACCAGCTTATCTATTGATTCTTCGCTGTATAACTGTAGTTCATTAATCATTTTTACCTCCTCCTTAATCCAACAACCGTTTTTAAGTGATTACGTGTTGCCTTTTTTACTTCTTCTGACTTATCAGTCATAAAGTCTTTCAGTGCTTCGGGATTTCCTAATAACTGAACTGCTTTAGCATTAATGCAGCCTTGGTTGCTTTTCCACTGGTCAATCATCGGTGATCCATCAACATGCAAAGAAGCAAAGCAACGAACATGGCTGGATGAAGATTTGTAAAAATAATCAGAAATACACATAGCGCAATGACCATCATTTAACCCCCATTAACCCAGATTTAAGCCAGATATCTTGTGTGCGCTCTACGCCTTCGTAATGGGATAGTTTTAGCTCGTTAGCTGAATATGCAGTCTTAAGCCTTCCGTCTACAGCATCATGGCAATTTGAGCAGGCATAAGCGCCGTGTATGTCGTTTTTCTTCATTCCCATACCTCCACCGCCTAAATGAGCAAGTACAGTTGTCGAGTTATCGCCATTGCATACTTGATAGATTCTTATCTGGCAGGATTGGCCTCTTGCTGAATCACGTAGTTTTGATTTAGCCATTACATTTCCCTTGATGGTGGCGGTAGCTGAATACCCATGCCACCTGCCTCGATGTATGTTTGCTCGATTAGCTGTGAGTAATCAGCACGCTTTAGGCTTTCGCTTGATTTTTCTATCTCTACACCAAGCACCACCTCAGTTCCAAAAACTATTTTTAGCATCACCCGTTTCATTTGAACTTTTGTGTAACCAATCTCAGAGCCAAATAAGCCGCAGAGAATGTGAAACCATGAGCGCTGTTCGCTGGTCTTACTTTCTTTGTCATCATCTATCGTTATGCGTTTTGGCTTGCTAAGGTCTAGCGTTTTTAGCGTGTTATATAAACCACGCTTAACCGTCTCTAGGTTATGGTTATCAGTGAGGATAAAAACCCTCATATCGCCTCACCATTCTCATTCAGAAACTTATTCCAGCACTTATCAAACTCAACACCTAAAACATCACTAGGCTCTGTCTCTGTCGCATAATCGAAAAACACATGCTTTGATATCTCAAGGGCATTTTTTAGCCCTTCATCGTGTTTTAGGTTTAATTCTTCTGCCACGTAATGAAGGAATGATTCCCATGATTGATATTCGTTAAACTCGGCTTTGTAGTCTTGGCGTGTTTGTTGTGTCGTTGATGCAATCATTGCTTTGTATTGGCATTGTTGCTGTGCTTGTTTGATTTTTGCTTCATCATCGGCATGTGCTACAGATGAAAATGCTAGAAGTAATATGATTAATTTATTCATGCTGTAACCCCATATCCGTTGAAATAATCCATAAACCTTTGTGATTCAATATCAAGCTGAATTAACGGGCTACACTTTGGATGTGATTGACCGCTTATTTTTGTTTCACCACAATGCAGGCATTTCTTAGCTATTACTGAGCCGCTTGATTCGTATCTTCCACCTGCACTTTTGCTTGATGTTGTGTTCGTTCTTTGGCCCATATTGTTACTCATAAACACGCCCACACTTATAGCAAGGCAAGTTCATGCCGATACTGTGAGGACACGTACAAACGCATAATTT